TAACAAGCGCAAGTACCAAAACACGTTATTGATAAGGCTTTGGATAAGGCTAAAGGAAATACAGACGAAACCTTTACAGAAGGACGCTACGAAGGCTTTGGGCCAAATGGTTCAATGTTGATTGTTGATACCTTGACTTCAAACGTTAACCGTACAGCTGCCAATGTCCGTGCTGCCTTTGGTAAAAATGGTGGAAACATGGGAGCTTCAGGTTCAGTATCTTACCTCTTTGACAACAAAGGTGTCATCGTATTTGCTGGTGACGACGCTGATGCTATCTTTGAACTCTTGCTTGAAGCAGATGTCGATGTAGACGATGTAGAAGCAGAAGAAGGAACAATCACTGTTTACACAGCTCCAACTGACCTTCACAAAGCTATTGTGGCTTTGCGTGAATCTGGTATCGAAGAATTCCAAGTAACAGAACTTGAGATGATTCCTCAATCAGAAGTTGAGTTGTCAGGTGAAGATTTAGAAACATTCGAAAAACTATACAGCGTACTTGAAGACGACGAAGACGTACAAAAAATCTACACAAACGTAGATGGATTCTAATAAATAAAAACAAGCCCTTGAAAACATTGGTATTTCAAGGGCTTTTGTTATATCTTTGTGTAGAAAAGGGGCAGGCAAGGGGCAGAATTAAAAAACACTATCCAAAGTTTTTACAAGTTTATCTTCCATATCTTGAGTTGTATGGGAATAAATCTCAAGTGTCATTTTTGCGTTTGCATGTCCGACACGATCCATGATTGACTTGATAGGAAGCCCGGCTTCCGCTAAATAGGAAATATGAGAATGTCTGAAAATATGGCTTGAAAGATTTTTTTCTATTCCAGCTTTTGCACCGTATTTTTTTATAATTTGGATAAAAGATGCCAACGTTATCGGGCTATTCCAGACCTCTAAGCAAAATATATAATCATCATCTTTTAGCGGTTGATAACGTTCAGTGAGCCGAGCCACTTGACGTTGTATAGCCTTTATGACTGCATCTGATACTAGTATTGTTCTAATGGATCTTGCTGTTTTTGGTAATGTTTTTATTTTGTTGATTGAGTCAAAATTACCTGTAATTTCAATCTTATTATTTTCAAAGTCTATATTTTTGAGTTGTAATGCCGTCAACTCTCCATACCTCATACCAGTGAGAGCAAGAACCGTTACCATATCGGCATATTTTTGCTGATACGGTCGATTATTTAGTGCATCTACTAATGCTTTGATTTCCTCCATAGTCAAAAACTTGTTGCGCTTTTTTTCAACATCTTCTAATGTTTCCGGTTTTTTAGGAATAACCGTGTAATTAACCTCATTGTTTTGGATATAAGAGTATTGGACTGCATAATCGAAGATACTTTTGAGCCTGCTGCGGACTCTATAAGCTGTATGATATCCTTTGTTATCAATAATATTTTCAATTTTGCTCTGGATATAACGTCTATCAATGTTAGCTAGTAAAGTATTAGACGGTATTTCTTTTTTCATAGTTGCATCAATAAAAGTATAATTGTGCTTGGTAGATGCTTTGACTGTTTTAGACCAAGAATTGTAAAAAAGGTTATAGATCTCCTCAAAGGTAATGTTTTCTACTTGCTTTGTGCTGATTTTTTTATTTATCTTCTCCTGTAACAATATGGCAGCTTGATTTCTCGCCTGTGGGGTCTTCTTTTCCAGTGTGACCGATACTTTTTTTAATTTCTCAGTATATGGATCCTTATACCGTTCAAAAAATTTATACTTACCATTGGGTAATTCTTCCATCCACATTTGCTTTTCACCTCATTTCTTGGTAAAATGGGTATAAGAAAACGACCTTTTGAATGGTTGTTTCCTATACAGTACATCCTCACATTTTAGCTTGCAGGCGGTGTGGGGATTTTTTTATTTTCTAACTTTATTTTTCAAAGCTTCCTCAATTGCTTTTTTTAACTCTAGGATGGACTCTTTATCTTCTTTAAGGAATGTCACAGTATTTTCATCTTTTACTGCATCGAAAACACCACCTTTTACATCAGACGAACCAGGGTAAACAAGTTGAAGATACCCAACAGTCGCACCAGGCTCTTTTAACTGATAGGCAGTGATTTCTGATAACAAAATTGATTTTTCACCATCTAATCCATGCAGTAAAACATTCGAAACATTTGATTTTCTGGCAATTCTGATGAAGTAGTCATCAACTCTTACTACTGTTTTTGATTTTTTGAACTCAAAAACTTTTTCATTCGGTTCTTCTGTAAAAAGTTCAACTTCTTGAACATCGTTTTGTTTTTTTCCAAATAATGCCACTTTTATTCACCTTTCTTTTTGTAAAATTTATTAACTACCAGTTAATTTATAAAACTCTTCCTGAATCATATCTTCGCCCCAGGTTGTTGAAATTTTATGTCTTTCTGCGAATTTGAGCCAGTTGAAGTCTGATACTTCATACTGTGCGAGTTCTTCAGAGATGAGATGTCGAATCATGAAGCGGTCTGCTTCGTTCTCATATTTGTATAGCAGCCTTTTGTAATTGGCTGGGTCGTGGTTTATGTGCCCTAATTCATGCAGAATGACCTCTTCTCGTTCCACTGTGGATAAATCCCTATTAACGTAAATGATGCGTTCATCAGGGAAATAGAAGCCTCTACGCTCCCACATGGTCTCAGGGAAGAGATAGAGTGTGACCTGGTATTCATCCAGCAACTCATTCACTTTCAATATCGGATACCCCCAGAGAAAGTTTAATGATCTGCGCAATCTTATCAACATCTTCATCTGATAGTGGTTTACCATCAAAGAGAACCACACGTTCACGAAGATTGGACAAGTCAACAGCACGACCGTCAGCAGTAGTGACAATCTCACTTGCAACATTAGGATTATCAGTACGACCTAATAGATAATCGGTCGAAACATTAAAATATTCAGCAATTTCTTGAAGTCGCTCAGAATTAGGCGCCTTCTTTTTTAATGAATAAAAATAATTTGTACTATAACCTAAAGTTTCTTCTAGTTTTGACAAAGCAATTCCTCGCTTTTTAGCAAGTTCTTTGATTTTTTCAAACGTTGAAAACATTGTTAAATCAACCTTTCTACGCTTAACAAAAAATATTCTAGAAAAAAGTATAGAAAATAGTTGACAAGCTCTATAAAAAAGTATAGAATATATATTGTAAAGCGAAATATAAAGCGAAAACAAAAGAGAAAAGACAAACTAAAAATAAAAGCTTTGGCGAGCGTTATGATTGGTTTAGAAAGTCCTTTGTTTATGTTTTTCTTATACTTTGATTATAGACTTTAGTCTAGAAAAAGTCAAGAAATTCTATAAAAAAGTTTTCGCTTTGTGTTTCTCTAAAAAAGAAAGGAGCTACACATGAGCACACAACACCAAAAGTGGAACGAACTGGTAAAACAAAAAATGGCTGAACGTAATTGGAATAATGCTGATTTAGCACAAGCAATTGGATTCAAGCGTACATCAAGCGTTATCACAGAATTATTTAACATCGGTAAAGGTTCTGATGATTTGAAACTAAAGATTTCAAAAAAACTAGGAATATCAGAATCATGGGAAAAATTCGAGGAGTAAGAAATGAACGAAATTTTTAATTTTCGCGGACAGGAAGTCCGTACAATGACAGTCGATGATGAGCCTTGGTTCGTTGGAAAAGATGTTGCTGACATCTTAGGATATAGCAAGGCTAGAAATGCGATTGCTCTTCACGTTGACGAAGAGGACGCCCTAAAACAGGGCATCCTTACCAGTGGTGGAATTCAAGAAATGTTGATCATCAACGAGTCAGGTTTATATTCGCTTATCCTATCCAGCAAGTTACCTCAAGCGAAAGAATTTAAGAGATGGGTGACATCAGAAGTCCTTCCAGCTATTCGCAGACAAGGTGGTTTCATTCGTGAGGACCTAGACGAAGATGCCTTCATTGCTCTATTTACTGGGCAAAAAGAACTTCGGAAACAACAAGTCACAATGCTAGAAGATATCGACTATCTCAAAAACGAACAACCAATCCATCCAAGCTACGCTCAATCTCTACTGAAGAAGCGCAAAGCTCGTGTCGTTGCTTGTCTTGGTGGAATTGACAGTCCAGCTTATGCAGATAAGACATTCGCTCAATCGGTCTTCAGACAAGCTGAGATTGATTTCAAGGATCATTTCAATATCAGTCGCTATGACTTATTGCCAAAGAAATTTGCAGAAGCAGCACTTGCCTATTGGATGACTTGGGAACCAAGTACCAATACTAAGATGAAAATCATGGAATTAAATGCGTATAGCGTATAAAAAAAGCACCTGACTGCAATCAGGCGCTTACTAAAATTACTACTCAAATTATAACATGAAAGGGGCAGAAATGGAAGCAATTGAAGTTGTGAGAATTAGGGACGTGATCATTGAGAAGGTTTCGGCCAACGACGAAGAATTAGAACACATCTTTGGATGCACAAAGCGACAAGCAGGAGACATGAGACGAGAGATGAAGAAATTGCCTAGTCAACAGAAGCACCTCAGAAATGACGGTCAACTTGTCACAATTAAAGGTTTTGACGCTTACCTACAATACAGAGGCAGTCGAGAATGGAAAAAAGAAATGGAAACAAGCAAGAAAATGAGGTCAGTTGTATGAAATTACTAGATAAAATCACAAAATGGTTTTTCAACACAACAAAAATTGAAGTCAACACCGACTGGCGTTTGGTTGCGTTGGATAAGAACAGGGAATTGATAGACCTTCAAGAAAAATATCAGCAAGCAAATCAACGTATCGCAGATCTTGAAGAAATCGTAGCAATCTATAAAGAAAAGGAAAACACAAAATGATTGAATATATTTATTTCGGAACATCATTACTTTTTTTACTCTGGGTACTAGTGAATGAGCTAGACGAACGAGCAGAGGTTAAAAAGGAAAGCAGACAACTAATTGCGAACAACATCGCTCGTATGAATCTGAGAAATTCAGATAAGCAATTTACATATGATGTACAACCACCCGTAGGTTTATCAAAGAAGCAAAAATAAGGAGCCAGGACAATGTCAAAAGCCAATTTTAAACAATTAATCCTTTGGGTTGAAAATACAATCCAAATCAACAAAGAGCTTATTGAAGAAACATCAAGACCGTTATCAAAACATGAAGAAAGATTCTTTAAAAACAATTTTGAAAAATTAACCTTAATCAAAGAATACCTTATTGACTACCAAAAACTTGCAGATGACTACAGTGCACTGGATAAAAAATATTATTTATTAAGACTCCAGAAAATGGAATTAGATAGCCGTTTGATTTTCGAAGATATGAAGAAGGACTATCGAGCGAATCGTAGAAAGTGGAAAGCAAAGATATAAAGCTGATCGGAGGAGTATATGTCTGATAATAAAAAATATTACTACTTAAAATTGCGAGATAATTTTTTTGACAATGACGATATAGCAATCCTTGAAAGCATGCCAGACGGGATACTTTATTCTAACATTCTACTTAAACTTTACCTTAGAAGCCTTAAAAACAACGGGAAATTAATGTTTAATGACCGCATACCTTATAACGCACAGATGCTATCAACGATCACTAGACAACCGATTGCAGTTGTAGAAAAAGCAGTCGGGATATTTAAAGAGATGGGGTTGATTGAGGTGCTAGACAATGGGGCCATCTATATGCTTGATATCCAAAATTTTATTGGTTCATCAAATACTGAAGCAGATAGGAAACGTGAATATAGACGAAAAATTGCTTTAGAAAAAGGTCAAAAACTTTTGGGACATTTGTCCGGACAAATGTCGGACGAACAAGCACCAGAGATAGAGAATAGAGATATAAAAGAGAATAGAGATATAGAAGAGATAGATTCTGCTAAGGACAACTATCATGCTGCTATTGCTGGATATTATCAATCTCGTATCGGGGTGCTTGATGGGAAACAATTTGAACAACTAATTGACTACATTAAATTTGATCATATGGAGTATGAATTAGTAAAACTTGCGATTGACAAGGCTGCTGATAATTCAAAACGAAATTTTGGATATGTAAACAGTATTCTGAAGAATTGGGCGCAAAACGGCATCAAAACCACAGTACAACAAGAAGAAGAACAATCAAACTTTAATAAATCAAAAGGATTTACTAATTCTCGTGGAAACCAGTCAGAACAGGAGGCAAAGACGGAATGGGGGTTCTAGAATTAATTCAACAATTTGAAGAAAATTTCTATCCAATCAGCGATGCGAAAAAATCTCTTCTTAAAAAGCAATCAAAAGAGACCGTGATAGCTTGCTTGTCAGACATGGCAAACTGGAAAGCTTGTGGAGGTAGGATGTCATGGTAACTGATGCGCTAGAAGAAATGGCTCTTTCTTACCACAGGAATACTGAAGAACAAAATGAAATTTGTGACAAACACAAAATTCCCTTGATTAAAATTCTTCGTGCAAATGATATTCTGTGTCGATTGTGTGAATCTGAACGGATTCATGCTGAGAATCAGATAAAAGTCAACGAGCTTGCTGATGCAGAGCATGAACGAGAGCGGAAGTTCTATCTTGAGAGATTCTCTCTATATGATGATGTGCTGAAGAATGCTACTCTTGAGAATTTTGACACACCTACTGAAAAAGAAGCTAAAAAGTTAGAATTTGCCAAAAAAATCTGTGAAGAGTGGGCAGACGGTGCCAGAAATAATGTTATTTTTCAAGGCGAAGCTGGAACAGGTAAGAGCCATCTAGCATTTGCGATTATGAAAGAGTTGTCATCAATCACAAAAGAAATCGCTATCTTTATCAACGTTACTGACTTACTGATGAAAATTAAGACGGATTTCAGCCAGGAAGAGTTCCTAGTAAATAAGATTGCTAGCGCAAAGTTTTTAGTCCTAGATGATCTTGGAATGGAAAAGGACAGTGAATGGTCCTTCAGTATTCTTTATAACATCCTCAATAAAAGGGCAAACACGATTATCACTACCAATCTAACTGCACAGGAAATCCAGAAGCGATACGGCCGGCCATTCATGAGTCGGTTGATGAAAGGTGTAGATAATGATCATCTGATGGTATTCAATGACCTCAAAAACAAAAGGAAAGATTACTTTTAGAAAGGTGGTACACCTTATTGTTAAAACTATACTTTGTCTACAACGGGCATCGAAAATTCTTTCTCGGCTATTTCAACAACGTTGATGAACTTATTGAACGAATGAAAAGTCATCAGAAAGCTTATTCATCAATCACAAAGCCAAAATTCAGAAAATATATCGGAAAAGACGATGTACTTTTTGATTATGGTGCACTAGATTGTTATTACTTAGCAGTAAAATCAACGTGCCGCGAACCACGTTAAAAGCGAGCTAGGAAGCGTCACTCAGTCGTGTGACTAATGGACGAGCGACTGCCCGTATTTAGCCAATTAACACAAAGGCAGTCGCATTTTTTTGAAAACAAAATGAATGAAATCAAAGAAAAAGCCCTGGCTAAGTTGCTAGAGGAATTAAACCAACCACATGATGCAGCACTTGATCGTGTTCATAATTGGATATGCGATCAGGAAGACAATGAATTATTCGAAGGCATCTTAAAAGAGCGATACTCTCTAAAATGCGCTCTAAGTTTTGCAAAAGAAAAAGCTCGTAAATTTGCCGAAAACGGAGTCGCTTGTATAGATGACGCTACTGTATTCAGATGGATTCGAGAATACTTTATCTCAAATTCGCAAGTATCTAACGTCAAGCAGGTACCTGTTGAATCTGTCAAGAAGAAGGTAGAAAAGCCTAAAAATCCTCCTGAAAATAAAGCTGATGCGGTCAAAATTAAGAAAGAGAAAGGAGCAGTCGAAAAGCAAATGAGCATTTTCGATTTCTTGGACGAATGAAATATGAACAATGCAAGCGAGAAGCTGACAGACGATTGAAACCACCTGCAGATTTCTGGAGCTGGTGCTACTCGCAAATCACAACGTACAAATGGAGCAATAAGGACAAGACCATAATCGCTTCAGATTTGAACCTTGGCCATTGCATCGAGAAGCGACTGACAAAATCATCACGGCTCACTTTTTATGACAAGACCTATTTTTTCTCAATCATTCTCAGCACGTCGAAACGTATCGAGATTCAATCTTATGAATTTAACTCGAAGCTGGTTGAAGGGAAACAATTTATCAATTTTCAACTTACTAATCTAGAGCGATTTGAAAACGACAAACACACAAAGATTGGCCAAGATTACAACGGACAATTCTACCCTTATCTTTTCTCGAATTTTTTCAGCGGTGGTTTTTACACAGGAAATATTTTTTATCCAAACAATTGGGAAAAGAGACTTCAAAAAGTATCCGAACTCAAATATTTGGAATTCGATAATATCTATTTTTGGGAAATTGAACGACTTTACAAATATAAGTTTGAAATCGAGTTTGCTCAGAAGATTCATGCTTATAGGTTGGCCAACGAAATCATGTTTCCAAATTATAGAATTGGATTTACAAGAACCGTAGATATGCGAACCTTGAACCGTAGATGGCTTCAAAAGAATAAACAATTCTTTAAGAACTCGAATCGTAGTTTCAATGAATTTGAATTGAGTCGTCGGTTAAAAGAGCGGAATGGTCAACTTATACCTGGTATTGAATCTTATCTGACTTACCACGATATCAAGCATATACCGAAAGGTGTAGGGATCAATAAGTTTCAAAAATGGGTTATTAAGTATCATATTGACTTCAATGAATACCTTGACTATCTCAAGATGCTACGAGAAATGGGCATTGAGCCTGAAGGTGATGCTATGCTTGTGCCAAAGAATTTTACAGCCATGCACAATCACACAGTCGGATTATACAATCAATTTGTTGAAGAAAGACGCAAACTGGAAGATAAGAAGAAACGCAAGCAACTTGAAGCTGAATTCAAACTCAGAGATGGAATGGATAAGACCATCAATGGATATGCATTCCATGTTCCTAGAAAAGTGGCCGAGCTGATCTACGAAGGCAAGAAACTGCATCACTGCGTAAGCTCATACACAGACAAGCATTTCAAAGGAGATACATTGATAGTATTTGTCCGTTTATCGAACCAACCTAAAAAACCTTTGTACACACTCGAAGTGAGACAAGGGAAGATAGCTCAGTTTCGTGGCAAATATAACCAAAATGTACCAGCTGAAGTCTGGGATATAGCCAATGAATGGATGAAGCAAACAAAATTAGTACAAAAAGCAGCTTAGGAGGTAAAGCTATGAACAACACAGAATTAAAAAATAAAGTACAACAATGGTTTATTGACCGAAACTTACATGAAGCGAATCCAGTGAAGCAATTCTTAAAACTCATGGAAGAGTCAGGAGAATTATTTGAGGGTATTGCAAAGGATAAATCTGAACTGATTTATGACGCTCTTGGGGATATCCAGGTAGTTTTGATTGGACTTGATCAACAGATTAAGAACGGCGCTCAAATATCTGCTAATCAACAAGAACTTGAATTGTTGTCGATGGTATCTAGCTTAGGAAATATTGCTCAGAAACTATACTCTCATGTTTGTCATAACGAAACACAGACTCCACTGATCAAGTCAGACTTAATGTTTCTCGATAGTGTCATCATTACGATTTCGCTCTATAATGAAACCACTGCTGAAAAGTGCCTGGACGAAGCTTATGAAGTAATCAAAGACCGAAAAGGCAAGATGATTGACGGAGTATTCGTCAAAGAGGAGGATTTAGGATGACACCAGAAAAAAATGACAATGTAAACAAACCAAATCACTATCAAGGTTCAAAAGGCCTTGAAAGTATTGAAGTGATTGACAACTTTATTGGCAATCTGCAAGGTAAGGCAGCGTGGTGTTGGGGAAACGCAATCAAGTATCTACTAAGATTCCAAAAAAAGAATGGTCTTGAAGATTTGAAGAAGGCTAGAAAAAACCTTGATTGGTTGATTGAGGAAATGGAAAATGAGAATTAAGACATCAAATGGATCAATCATAAACGTTAACAAAATACAACGCAGCATCACGATTGAAGGAATTGAGTTCGGTTCAGATTGCCAAGCTTTAGTATCTAAACATCAAGACGGAACAGGTACGATTACTTTAGTCTTTGATGGAGAAATCGTATAAAAGGAGGTAGAGCTTGAAGAAGTTGAGTGACGAAGACCTTAAAACGTTAGACAGAGAACTTTTTAAATTTCAAAATATCCAACGGACAATAGATTTGAGAAGGTTAGAACTAGAGACTCGAAATCCAGATGTTCAAAGTGGACCCAGCGTAGGAATAAGCAAACCTACTGAAACAATTGCAATCAGAATCACGGATGATCCAACATTAAATTTCCTTGAAGGATTCAAAGGGATTATCAACAAACTCTTGAGCAATCTAGTTGATGAAGATAAGGAAATCTTTAATCTGCGTTGGAGATATCCTCAGTTAAGATGGGAGGAAATAGCGGAACAGAAATTCATGAGCAAAGCTACAATCTATCGACGAAGAAGGATTATATTAGAACAGTACGCTATACTGAAAGGTGAGTTGTAAACAAGAATGAGACAAAAGACATCTTGAAGTCTCACAAAAAAAGGTTTATCATGATAGCATGAACTTCTGAAACAAAAACACACATCACATCTTGGGAAATATCCTTAATTCTAGTCAGAAAAAGTTGTCCAACAGAAGTATCGTCAAAAGTCAGCAAATGCTGGCTTTTTGTTTTGGAGAAAGGAGGCAGAACATGGAATATGTATCACCGATTAAAGACAGTGATGACATCCAGGCCATGAAAGACTATTTGAAAGAATGGAATGAGATGTATTACATGCTATTCATCACAGGTCTGAATACTGGCTTGCGAGTTGGAGATATACTCACCCTGAAGGTAAAAGATGTCCAAGGCTGGCACATTAAACTGAGGGAAAGGAAGACTGGCAAGCAGATAACTAGACGGATGACTAAAGAACTCAAAAAAGAAATGAGACGATACGTCGAAGGGAAACCATTCCATCATTTCTTGTTCAAAAGTAGGCAAGGTCAGAACAAAGCAATCACTCGTGAACGAGCCTATCAAATCATCCATGAAGCAGCCGAAGAACTTGGTATTGATAATGTTGGAACTCACACAATGCGCAAAACCTTTGGTTATAAATATTACAACAAGACGAAGGACGTAGGAACATTACAAAAGATGTTCAATCACTCATCACCTGCAATCACTTTGAGATACATAGGAATAGAACAAGCAGAGCTTGATGATGCACTACGAAACTTTGTCATTTAATTTTTTTAGATATTACTTTCACATAATGAGTTAAGCATAAACTGAAAAAATGAAACGCTTTAAAACCTATATCTAGTAAGGATTTAAGATTTAGAGTGAGTTTAACAAAATATAAGATATGTGAAAGTGAGAGATAAAAACGAAGTATAAAGAGGTAACAGAATGGATACAAAATTTAGAGCATGGGACGAAGAAAAACGAAAAATGTTTTACAGGGTCGTGGTAGGCAATTGCGACCAAAACGATGAAAACCGTAATTGTCCATTAGTCTACTATGAGGGCAGTGGATGGAAGCACTTTGAAGATTTGAAATACATCACTCAATCAACACGCACTTATGACAAAGAAGGCAGAGAAATTTTTGTAGGGGACGTTCTTCAAATTGATTTTGTAAAAGCTATTGTACGCTTTGGAAAATATCGCTACTATGAAGAAAAGAAAGTACTCTCTGGAAATGGTTTCTATCTTGAATGTCTAAATGTCGCGGACCCAGATTGTATTTCACCCTATGAGCCGGATGTATTGGATAAAGCTGAAATCATTGGAAACATTTTTGAGAATCCAACACTAGAATATCATTTTATAGGATTGAGACCAAAATAAAATTGAGACAAAAGACATCTTGAAGTCTCACAAAAAAAGGATTATTATGGTAGCATAGATTTCTTGTATGAGAGGGGATAGGTCACTGACCTGTCCCTTTTAGTATTGAGAAGGGAGGTTTGAGATGTATAACAAACCTATCAGACAGACCTTGAAATCTAAGAAGTGGGAAAAGTTCCGTGACAAGATAATGCGTAAGTACGATTATCTTTGTCAAGAAAGTTTGAGATATGGGATTTCAGTAGCAGCTGAAATGGTACATCATATCTTTCCTGTATCTGAATATCCTGAACTTGAATTCGTAGAGTGGAACTGTTTGCCACTAACAAATAAAAAACACAATACGTTTCATGATAGGGTAAACGACAAAGTGATCAATCAAGGATTATTTTGGCAGAGAAAACGAAAAAAAGAATTTGAGGAATTTTATGGATACCCCCCACCTCTTTAAAAATTATTTTTGGGCGATTGGGTACCGGTGAAGGGAACTTTTTCCAAGTCGGGGGCCTTCAAACAAAAAGGGGATAAAAACTAAGCAATTTTGACAGAAGGAGGTAGTTTTTGGCTAAACCAATTACAGCAAAGTCAATTAAGTCAAAAGTGGTCAAGCAGATGAAAGATTTGGGCACTTATCGTAAAGAGTTTGAAATGATCATTGACATCTTTGCAGGTATGCTATATCAGTATCAGAAACTTGCTCAAGATTATGCTGACATGGGTTATCCAGTAACAGACACCTACGTCAATAAAGCTGGTGCTGAGAACGAGCGTAAAGTTCCAATCTTGACAGCGATGGAAATTTTGAGGAAAGACATTCTCAGCTACTCTAATCAGTTGATGATGAACCCGAAATCACTCGGTGAGGTAGTAGAACAGGAAGGTAATTCAGTTCTTACCGAAGTCCTGAAGTTTAAGAATGAACTGAAAAAGAAGCGGGTGAAAGATGGATAAAGACTTTGAAAAACGTTTTGCCGATTTTCGCCACGCTACAACCAATCTTGGAAAAGCTAAAGCCTATGTTGATTATGTCCTGAGATATCAAGAGGAACATAACGAAGAACGGATTTTGGCTGCTGAACGCTTTTTGAGGGATTTAGAAAATCCAGCATATGAGCTTGATGAGGATATAGTGGATTTCGCTGTTCACTTCATTGAGAACTCAATTGTTCATCAGCAAGGAGATGACATGTTTGCCATGTCTATCCGTAACAAGCCTTTGATTTTGCAACCGTGGCAACATTTCACTGTTGTCAATCTCTTTGGATTCTATCACGCTGGTACGAACGAGCGTAGGTTCAAGGAAGCCTTGATAATGCTGGCACGGAAAAACGGCAAGACCAGTTTTACGGCTGCTATTGCTTTGCTTTATCAGATTTTGGATGCCGATAGTGGTTCAAAATGCTATATCGTGGCCAATTCTGTCAAGCAAGCGCTGGAAGCTTTTAATTTTATCAAATTCAACGTGGAGCGATGGAATGATAAATCTATCCGTATCAAGGACAATAACCAAGAACACTCTATCACAGCTAATTTTGGAGATGATGGGTCATTCTATATTCAGGCATTGGCTAACGATGAGAGCCGTTTGGACTCTCTCAATGGTAATGTCACGGTCATCGATGAAGCTCACACGATGAGGAATAGTAAGAAGTATGGTCTTATGAAGAAAACAATGTCAGCATACCGGAACAGTATGCTTTTTGTTATCTCAACAGCCGGTGATATTCCTACTGGATTTCTTGCTAACCGCCTGAAATACTGTCAGAAAGTGCTCAAGCAGTTGGTACAGGATGAGGCTTTGTTTATCTTTATTTGTAAAGCCAATCAGACAACAGATGGCGATGTTGGTGATTATCTTAATGATAATGTTTTGAAGATGGCAAATCCGTCTTGGGGTGTCACGGTGTCCATGCCTGCTTTGAGAGCTGAAGCTGAGCAGGCTATGAATGACCCACAGACAAGAAATGAGTTTTTCAATAAAACTTTGAATGTATTCACTAACTCAATGAATGCTTATTTCAATCCTGATGAGTTCATTGCTTCAGACAGTTGCTATGATTGGACTTTGGAAGAACTAGCACGCTTGCCTATTCAATGGTATGGTGGAGCTGACTTGTCAAGGTTGCATGACTTGACCGCTGCTGCATTATACGGAGTCTATCATGACGGTGAGAAAGATGTTGATATCTGCATCACACACGCTTTCTTCCCTCGTGTCAATGCTCAAAAGAAAGCTAATGACGATGGCATTCCACTATTTGGGTGGCAATCAGATGGATGGCTGACAATGAGCAACACTCCAACAGTCCTCTATGATGACATTGTTAAATGGTTCATAGAGATGAGACAGAAGGGCTTCAAAATTGCCGCTGTTGGGATGGATAGGAAATTTGGTAGAGAGTTCATGTTAAAAATGAAGCAAGCTAAATTCAAAATGATTGACCAGCCTCAGCTATTCTATTTGAAATCAGAGGGATTCAGAAGAATTGAATTGAAAGTGAAGAATAAAGAATTTTATTATGTGCATTCGGACGCTTATGAGTATTGTGTAAGTAATGTCAGAGCTATTGAGAAAGTGGATGATGCTGTGCAATATGAAAAATTAGACGGTGACGGTGGCACTGCAAGAATTGACTTGTTCGATGCCAGCGTCTTTGCTTGTATACAGGCTCTTGCTAATCTTGGTAAGAATAGCGATGTGATGAGCTTCTTTGATTAGGTGAATTATGAATGAAATAGTTTTATCAGAACATGAAATTAATGTGCTAATTAATAAAGGGCGAGTTAAAGTAATTTTAAACGGGGAAGAAGTAATCGTTCGTCAAAGCTATACGAAAGATTTGAGGGCTGAAACAGTTAACTGGGATAAACAAATAGTTGATGTCAGTCAGAATATCGTAAGAAACAAACACTTTGATTCACTTTTCCAAAATACTTTTCGCTAGAAAGGAGGTGAGTAAAGATGGGGCTTTTAGATAGGTTTTTGAAACGTGGTAAGAGTCGAGGTGGAACGAATGTTATCACTCATTCAGATTTTGGTCTTTATATTGACGGTGATAGCTATGTGCCACTGGCTCGCAATCCTGATGTGATTGCTGCAGTCAACAAGATTGCTGACATGGTATCTAATATGACCATTCACTTGATGGAGAATACTGACAAAGGTGACATCCGAATAAAAGACGGATTGGCTCGGAAGATTGATGTAAATCCATGCGACAACATGACTCGCAAAACTTGGATTTTCAAGATTGTGCGTGACCTGTTGCTATTTGGTGACGGAAATTCAGTTCTTCATGTTGAGTATGATCCTGTGAATGATTATATTTTGAACTTGAGACCATTCGCAATGAGTGAGGTCTCTTTCAAAAGTGATGATGTTGGTTATATCGTGAATTATCGTGGTATCGACTACAACCCAAGCGAAATCGTGCACTTTGTAATCAACCCAGATCCAGACAATCCATTTGTAGGGACTGGATACAGGCTTGCTCTGAAGGATATTGTTAGGAATTTAAACCTTGCGACACAAATCAAAAAAGGCTTTATGAGTGGTAAAAATGTTCCTAGCTTGATTGTTAAGGTTGATTCTTCTAGTGGGGAATTAGGAACACAAGAGGGACGTGACCAGGTCGCTAAGAAATATCTTAGTACTAGTCAAGCTGGTGAGCCGTGGATTATTCCTGATGCCTTGCTAGAGGTTGAACAGGTCAAACCATTAAGTTTGAAAGATATTGCTATCAATGAATCTGTTGAAATTGACAAGAAAACAGTTGCTGGACTTTTGGGAGTTCCAGCTTTTATTTTGGGAGTTGGTAGCTTTGACAAAGAAGAATACAACAACTTTGTCAATACAACGGTCATGAGCATTGCTACGACGATCACTCAGACCTTAACGAGAGACTTACTCGTTTCAAATAATCGGTATTTCAAACTTAATGCTCGCTCGCTTTATTCGTATGACATTACAGAGTTATCTTCAGTTGCTGAACAGATGACTAAAAGTATGGCAATGCGTCGAAACGAGTGGAGGGATTGGCTTGGGATGCCACCTGATCCTGATATGGATGAGCTCCTCGCTCTTGAGAATTATCTACCGCAAGACAGACTTGGGGACCAAAAGAAACTGAAAGGGGGTGAGGAAGAGAATGAACAAACGGAATAGTTATCGTACTGCTCAGTTCAAGACACGAGAAAAAAGTGATACTGGTGATTTGATTTTGAGCGGGTACTTTATCAAGTTCGATGAAGTTACTGAATTATGGCCTGGTTACTTTGAGGTAATCAAACGTGAGGGTGTTGAAAAAGCTATCAAAGGAGCTGACATCAGGGCATTATTTAACCATGATGATAGTTTAGTGCTTGGTCGTACTGGTAACGGGACGGTCATTTTGGGAGTTGATGAAATCGGACTTTACGGGGATATCATCATCAACAAAGATGATCCGCAAGCTGTTGGAGCCTATGCTCGTGTTCAGCGTGGCGATGTAATTGGATGTAGCTTTGGTTTCATCCCAATCAAAATCAATACGGAAGAGCAAGCAGATGGTTCGTACCTGGACACTATCTTAGAATTAGAAATATTTGAAGTGAGTCCATGTACTTTCCCAGCCTATCCACAAACGGAAATTGCTGCACGACAGAAAGACTTTGAAAGTCAACAGCGTGCTAATCGTGAAGCGCTGGATAAGCGCAAAAAAGAAATTAAGGAGAAATTTAACCTATGCACAAATCATTGATTTTAGGCGCTCGCATGCGCAACAAAGCAGACAAAGTGGTAGAGCTTGAAGAATCAATCAAAGAATTGAACAAGCGTTCTGAACTTGAAGCGAAGAAATTGGAACAAGCTGGAAATGATGAAGAAGTTTCAGCAGTTGAAAAGAACCTTGAACAAATCCAGAAAGAATTGGACGAAAAGGAAGCAGAAAAAGAACAACTTGAAAAAGAAATCGAAGATTTGAAAAATCAAGTTGAAGAACTAAATCGTAAAACACCGACTTACCCAAGTCAAGAAAAACGTGGAGGACAGAAATTGGAACAACGTGACGCAATCGCTAAATACATTCGTACTGGTCAAACTCGTGACATCGCAGGCTTGAAAACTACTGATTCAGGAAGCGCAGCTCTAATCCCTACTGAGGTTTTGAAACCTCATTTTGTTAACAAAACACGTAATCCACTTTTGGATCTTGTAGAACGTGTGAAAGTTAACAGTGGATCTGGTAAATATCCAGTTATCAAGAAGACGGATGGTGTAATGGTTTCAACAGAGGAATTGAAATCAAATCCAGAACTCGGAAAACCAGCAATCAGCGAGATCGATTATTCAATCAAGACTTACCGTGGATACGTCCCTGTGTCACAAGAAATGATTGACGACGCAGACTATGACATCATGACCATTGTTGAAGACGAAGTGTTCAATCAAGGTGAAAACACAGAATTGTCATTAGTTACAGCTGTCCTCAAAACAGCTACCCAAGCAGATGCTGCTGGATTTGATGGTATTAAAGATATCTACAACAAGAAGCTTAAATCAATTTATAAAGCAAGCATCGTTGTCACTAAGTCAATGTTTGCTGCACTTGACAAGGTGAAAGACAAAGATGGGCGCTACATGCTTCAAACTGATGTAGCTTCACCTACTGGCTATTCATTTGGTGGGAAAACAATCTACAAAGTAGATGACACAGTGTTTGGAAACGAAGGAGACATGAAATTCTTCATCGGAGATGTCACTGAGTTCGTCAAAGAGTTTGATCGTGCTCAAGTATCCGTTAAATGGGTGAACAATGACATTTACGGACAATTGCTTGGGCTTTTTATCCGTTTGGATATTAAGAAAGTAGATGAAGAAGCTGGATTCTTCGGAACATACACTGATGTTGTAGCTTAAGGAGGTAGCGTATGAGCTATAAAGTAATCCGTCCTTTCAAGGACTTGGCCGATCCTGAAAATCATGACTATGCTGTTGGCGATATCTTTCCTCGTGATGGATATGAGCCAACAGATAGCTTTACCAATGGCCTTTTGACTGGTGCCAATACTGCTGGCTCTATCTTCCTTGAGGTTTTGGGAGATGATGAACCTAAAAAACCAGCTCCTGAAGCAAAAGAAGTGAAGGAAGAGCCCGCAGTTGAGCAGGAAGAAACAGTTGAGGAAACTGCTGAATATCCTGCTAAGGAAGTTGAGGAGTAAAAATGGACGAAGGTCAGCTTTTAGAGTTGCTGAAACTCAAGTTAGGTATTACAACCAAACTGAGAGACAAGCCACTAGAACACATCATTTCAAGTGTCATCACTGAATTGACCGACAATCTCGGTGTTGAGCTTGTCGGTGACCGTGCTGATCATGAAATGTTTATCGTTGACTATGCTGCTTATCGCTATGAGGGTGGTGTGGATATGCCACGTCACCTTCAATGGCGACTGCATAATTTACAGATAGCATCAAAGAAAGAGGTCAAGAATGTGGAATCATGAAATCAAACTGATCTCTAAAAAAGTAACAGGTAAGGACAAGTTACTACAACCAATCTCTGAAGATGTTGAAGTTACTCTGTTGTGTCGTAAAAAGAATGTTACTCGCTCTGAATTTTATCAAGCAAACCAGGCAGGTCTAAAACCGAGCTTGGTCGTTGAGATTCGAAATTTTGAGTATGAGAATCAGGAGTTTGCGAAATTTGAAGGCAAGCAATATCGTATCTTGAAAACCTATCCTATCGATTCTGAAATTTTAGAGTTGACTTTGACAGAGGTCTTGAAATGAGTAATGACCTTGCTGATTTGATAGCGAAAGAGCTTGCAGCTTACTCTGATGAGGTTACTGAAGAAGTGGATAAGATTGCAGAGCAAGTGGCTGATGAGACTGTGGATGAGTTGAAAGAGACAAGTCCGAAACGGTACGGAAAGTATCGTAGAAGTTGGAAAAAGAAGAAGTTGCCCAATGGCTCTTTTGTTGTGTTCAACGCAGTTGCAAGTCTTACTCACATACTTGAAAACGGGCACCTTTCAAGAAATGGTGGTCGTGTCGCTGGTATCGTCCACATCAAGCCAGCTGAAGAAAAAGCAATTCAGAACTTTGAGAAGCGAATCAAGGAGATTGGGAAATGAAGCTATCAGACTTTGCTGCTATTTTGGAACAGGCAAACTTGCCTGTCACTTATCGAGCGTTTAAAATTGGAAACGCTCCAGACTTGCCTTACCTGGTCTATTATGAATCTAGTCCAGCCATCAATGCAGCTGACAACACGGTTAATCATCAGATTAAGAGCGTGACAGTAGAGCTAGCTTTTGAGCAGAAGGATGAAGATTTGGAAGAGCGACTAGAAGAGATGTGGAAATCCCACAAGCTCTTTTTTGAAGCTCAAGAAGAAACATTTATTGAGACTGAAAGGCTATATGTCAAGTCTTACACAGTCTATCTATACTAAGGAGGAATGACATGACTCAAGAAAACAAAGTTACCTACGGCCTTGAAAACGTACATATCGCACCTATTAAAACAATCGGTGAAAATGGTGTTATCACTTACGGTGATGTTTTTCGTTTTCCTGGAGCGATGGAACTGACACTTGACACAAAAGGAGAAACAGCTTCTGTCAAGGCAGATAATAAGGATTACCACTTCATGAATTCAAACGAAGGATATGAAGGAAAACTTAAAATTCCACATATCATCGATGAATTTGCAACAAAAATTTTGGGTGAAATCAAGGACGCACAAACTGGTGTTATGACCGAGAAAGCGGACGCAAATTCGACAGAGTTCGCAATGATGTTCCAGTTTGAAGGTGACAAAAACAAGACTCGCTACGTAATGTACTACTGTTTTGCTAGCCGTCCTTCTATTGGTTCAAAAACTAAGAACGGGACATCAACAAACGAACGTGAGCTTAGTTTCAAAGCAAGCCCTCGACCACTGGATACAGTTGTTAAACGCTCTATCACTTCAGCTGATGACAAGAATACGTATGATAACTGGTTTACAAAAGTTTATGAACCTACTGTTGTTGGCTAAGGAGAAATAGTATGCGCAAAATCGTTATGGTTGGTGATCAGGAGTATGAGTTAGGGACCAACGGCTATACTCCTATCGCCTACAAGCAACAATTTGGAAAAGATTATTTTCAAGATTTGTTCTCGATGTTGAAAAATCAATCATTCATGAATGAATTGAATAAGCTTGAAACTGACAAGGAGTTGACAGCGACTAATATTGATATTTCGATGTTGTCAGATTTTGACATGACCTTTTTCAACCGTCTTTTTTGGACCTTTGCTAAATCTGCAAATCCTCACATCAAGCCTTATGAACAATTCTTCATGGAAATGGAAGTATTTCCGATTCAAGAAGTTGGTCCTGTGTTGATGGAAATGCTGAATGCGAGCATGACGACAAAAAAGCACCAGATGAATCAGAATCAGCTAGCGAAGAAATCTTTACAGTAGAGTCCTACTTATCCTGCTGTAAAGAAACTGGTCTGTCTATCGATGATTTAAAGCACATATCAATTGGAATGGCTCTGGATTATCAAACGGATTATGTAAATCTGCGGAGCGAGGATAAGGGTGGCGAACGGAAAGCCACGCAAGCTGATTTTGACAGTTTTTAAATAAAAAATGAGTGCTGAGAGAGTGATTCTGAGGTCAAGTTCCTTGCCCTGACTGCATTATCGGTCGTAGAAGTTCTCTCAGCGCTTTTCTATTTTTTGAGAAAGGAGGAAATATGGCAGGAAATATCAAAGGTATCAAAATTGAAATCGATGGCGACACGCAACCCTTGCAGAAGGCGCTGAAAAATGTCAATAAGGCTGCTACTGATGCAAGTCAGGAGTTGAGACAGATTGACAAAGCCTTGAAGTTTGATACAGGCAACGTAACGCTATTGACTCAGAAGCAAGAAGTTCTGCAAAAGCAAGTTGCGACGACCAAGGAGAAATTGGAAACCTTGAGGCAAGCTCAGTCTCAGGTGGAACAGCAGTTCAAAAATGGGAATATCGGCGCTGATCAGTACCGTGCTTTTCAACGTGAAGTCGAAGTAACCCAAAATGTCCTGAAGGGCTATGAAGGAAAACTAGCAAACGTAAATCAGGCACTTGCTGAGAATGGAAATGCAACTAAAAGCAACCAAACACAACTGAAAGAATTGCAGAATGAACAGAGTCAACTTGCTTCAGAGATGAGTAAGGTGACAAGTTCATTCAAATTGCAAGAAAGTGCTTTGGGTTCAAATGCTAGTGAAGCCGAGAGAAATGCTCTTGCCCAGAAAAAGATTGGTGCTCAGTCTGAGATTGTAAGTAAACAGATTTCAAATCTAGAACAGCAATTGGAAATCACTAAAAAAGAATTTGGTGAGAACTCCACACAGGCCAACAAGATGGAAGCTGAGCTAAATCAGGCTAAGACAGCTTTTAATCATCTCAATGATGAGATGAAGGGAACAAAGCCTGTTGCTGATAGCACTCAAGAAAGTTTAAGTGAAATCTCAAGAAATTTAAGAGCAGAACTACTTCAACAGTTTAGTGAGAAGTTGAGTGCTATTTCAGAAAAGCTTGTGGAAGTAGGAAAAGAAGCGTTAGAAGCAGCTGCTCAAATGCAAGCTAGTAATGCTCAATTTACTACCGTTTTCGGAGATATGGAAATCCAAGCAAGAGAAGCGTTGAATGCTATTGGTCAGGAAATGGATATTGTCCCAGAGCGATTGCAAGGATCATTCACTCAGATGGCTTCGTTTGCCAAAACTTCAGGATTGGATACAGCAGAAGCTTTGGATCTTACTTCTCGTGCAACTAGGGCAGCAGCAGACGGTGCAGCCTTCTATGACAAATCTATTGAGAGCGTAACAGAGAGCTTACAATCTTTTTTGAAGGGAAACTTTGCTAACGATGCCGCTCTTGGCATTTCTGCAACAGAAACGACCAGGAATGCCGCTGCAAATAAATTGTACGGAAAGTCATTCAAGGATTTGAGCGAAGCGCAGAAGCAATTGACATTGCTTCAGATGGTCGAAGACGGAAATAAACTATCAGGAGCTCTTGGACAGGCGGCAAGAGAATCAGACGGATTAGAAAACGTGATGGGGAATCTGAAACAAGCTGGAACCAATGCATTATCTGCCATTGGTCAACCTCTTCTGGAAATGATGATCCCTGTTTTCCAAACCTTGGCAACGATTGTGAAAGGTGTGGCCGAGCTGTTCAATTCCTTACCTGATCCAGTAAAAGATTTCATTGTCATCTTAGGGGTGGTTTTGACAATTGTGGGAGCCTTAGCCCCCATATTCTTAACCCTGCAAGCCGTGTTTATGTCTTCATTTGGAGCTATGATTGCAGCAGCATTACCAATCATTGGGATTATTGCAGGAGTAGTGGTGGCTATAACAGCAATTGTTGCAATTGTGAAATACCTTTGGGAAACTAACGAAGGCTTCAGAGAAGCGGTCACGACCATCTGGAATGCTATACTAGCCGTTATCAATACAGTTGTTTCAGAAATCTCTGATTTCATCATGAGTATATTCGGGACGGTTGTGGCTTGGTGGACGGAGAACCAGGAACTCATCAGGACAAGTGCTGAGACTGTTTGGAATGCCATTTATACGGTCATTAGTGCAATACTGGATATACTTGGCCCCTTACTCCAAGCTGGCTGGGATAATATTCAACTGATCATTACAACAGCTTGGGAAGTCATCAAGACTGTTGTTGAGACCGCAATCAATGTTGTTTTAGGCATCATCAAGGCAGTCATGCAGATCATCACAGGTGACTGGTCAGGAGCATGGGAAACAATCAAGGGAGTGTTCTCGACAGTCTGGAATGCTATCCAAAATGTTGTTCAGACCATCTTCACAGCTATCCAATCGTACATTTCAAATACGATAAACGCCATTTCGAGCACAATTTCAAATGTATGGAATGGAATTTCAAGCACAATTTCAAATGTATTAAATGGTATTTCAAACACTGTTTCAAATATTTGGACAGGAATCAAGAATTCAATCGGGAATGCTATCAACGGAGCCAAAGACCTTGTAAGCTCTGCAATAAGTGCGATTAAAGGTCTATTTAATTTTAGTGTTAGTTGGCCACATATTCCACTACCTCACTTTTCAGTGAGTGGTTCAGCAAATCCATTGGATTGGTTGAGTCAAGGTGTGCCAAGCATCAGCATCGAATGGTACGCTAAAGGCGGTATCATGACGAAACCGACCATTTTTGGAATGAATGGCAATAGCCTTATGGTTGGTGGTGAAGCTGGTAACGAAGCAGTATTGCCACTTAATGATCAAACGCTTGGTGCTATCGGTCGAGGTATTGCTCAGACAATGGGTGGAACTTCACCGACCATCAACATTACTATTACTGGCAATACTGTCAGAGAAGAAGCAGACATCACTAGAATTGCTGACGAGGTCGCTCAACGTATCGCTAATGAAATACAACGTAGAAGCCAATTGAGAGGAGGGGCTGCATGGTAAAGTATAATGAACTTGTAATTGACGGTGTTAGAACATCGTCTTTTCCTTTCAAGGTTATTGTCCATGATTCTCCTTCCATCGCTCTCGGAGAGAGCAAGACGGCTCTTTTGGAGCACGGCGGGATTAGTGGAGCAATCGTGCAAACAAATAAGCACAGAGGTCTAGTAAAGAAGACTTACTCAATCTATCTTGTGAAACCGACTGAAGAACAGATGAATCAATTCATGAGCCTGTTTATCCGTGAGAAGTTCTGGTTAGAAAGTGAACGTGTTAAAACAACTCGTTTGTGGTGCTACAAAGCCGATGCAACCGATCTTGAAGAAGTGCAACCTGGTCTTCATATGACCAAAGTAACATTCACTTGTCACCCTACCAAATACTTCAAAACCACTGATACACAGAGATTGACAAGAAGTGGGACTTTGACCGTTCAAGGTTCTGCTCTTGCCTTTCCGAAAATCACAATCATTGGCCAGAGCACTGCTGAGACTTCATTTACAATTGCCGGTCAGGTTATCCGCCTTGAAAATCTATCAGAATCGCTTGTGATGGTTAACAATCCTGATAATCCAAGTTTTAAGACTACAACAGGGAAATCAGTTAAATGGTCAGGCGACTTCATCACAGTTGATCCAGCAAAAGTCAAAAACATCGGTGTCGTTTTAGGTCAAGGTATTCAATCACTTGAAATTGAGACAGTATGGGGGTGGGCGTAATTGCTTTATTTACTTAATAAAGATGTGAGAACCGTTCGGTGGAACGGTGAGCCACTTCATGAAGCGACATCAGCAATTGTCAAAGAAGCGATGAATGGAGACTTCGTTCTTACTGTCAAATACCCAATTTCGGATACAGGAATCTACAAGAAAATCAAAGAGGATATGCTTATAAAGGCTCCGACTCCTGTTTTAGGACCGCAGTTATTTCGCATCAAGAAACCTGTTGAGAACAATGACCATCTAGAAATTACAGCCTACCATATCACAGATGACATCATGCAGCGCTCTGTGAAGCCTGTTCAAGTCACAAATCAAACTTGTTCAATCGCGCTTTCTCAGATGGTTCAAAATGCCAAAACCGATTTAGGAGATTTCTCATTTACAAGTGATATTCAAGACCGCAGAACATTCAACATGACAGAAACAGAGAATATCTATTCTGTACTGATGGATGGTAAGCATAGCATCGTTGGTACCTGGGAAGGTGAATTAGTGCGTGACAACTTCTCACTATTGGTTAAAAAGAATCGTGGTGAGAATCGTGGTGTTGTAATCACTACACACAAGAATCTGAAATCTTATCAACGCTCTAAAAACTCGCAGAATGTCATTACTAGAATTCATGCTCGGTCTACATTCAAACCCGAAGGATCTGAACATGAAACAACAATCAAGGTGACAGTAGATAGCCCACTTATCAACTCTTATCCCTACATCAATGAGAAAGAGTATGAGAACAACAACCTAAAAACAGTCGAGGATTTGAAAAAGTGGGCACAGGCTAAATTCACAAACGAAGGCATCGACAAGGTCTCTGACTCAATCAAGCTTGAAGCTTATGAATTAGATGGACAAGTAGTTCATTTAGGGGACACAGTCAATCTCAAGAGCTTAAAGCATAATGTTGATATTTTCAAAAAGGCTATTGCTTACGAGTACGATGGACTAAAAGAAGAATACATTTCTTTAGAGTTTGACGACAAGCCTGGTTTTGGAGGTTCAGGAGTATCTAACGGCCTTTCAAACGTAGCAAGCACGATACTTGGAGTAACCTATTCAGCTCAAGAAATTGCATTTGAAAAGGCTGCCAAGAATGCTGATTTAGCTTTTGAACAACAATCAAGCCAACTGAAAAAAGAAGTCGAAGACGGTATCGAACTAATCAAAGCCAAAGCTGAAGAAAACAAGAAAAAACTTTCTGACGAAATCAACAGAAGGTTTCAAGATTTCAGTCCAGCTGGATTTGAAGAAATTAAAAGAAATTCAGAAGAAGCCTTGAAAAAGGCTGGCACAAGTGCTGATTTAGCAGAGCAAGTGAAAGGATTAGTAGATACAACAAGACAAAATCTTGATACTTTCAAAAGCCAAGTATACAACAATTTCGTAACTGATAATCAATTAAGAAGCGACTTATCGACTGCTGAAACCGAATTGAAGAAGTATGTCAAAGAAGAAACAGACGAGAAGACAAGCGCTATTCGTGAAACAATCGCAAATGGTTTCGTAGCAAAAAGCACTTACCTTGAAAATGTTGAAGGCATTAACCAACGCTTTGAAAACCTCAAACGAGATAACGAAATCAAACTAGTCGATTACAAGCAAGGGATTGATGGGCGATTCGCTAATATCGCTAACCAAATGACTGGCAAAGTCAATGTCATTGACTTTCAACGTGTTAAAGAAACGACACAACTCTATGAGCGAATTTTAGGCAATACTAACAACGGTATCGCTGATAATGTCGCACGTATGGCTATGACAAGTCAACTCTTTCAAGTTGAAGTTGCTAAAAACGTCGGAGATAGTCGAAATTTTGTCAGAAATGCTGATTTTCGAGAGGGTTCAAAAAATTGGACGTTGAAAGCCGCAAATGGTTTAAACATTAATTTTGACCACTCAAGCACACAACGAAAGCAAACTGGAGCGCATATCTACGGTCAAGTTACAAATAGCACTTCTGGATTTGAACAGAAAATAAAAATCACTTCAAAAAGCGGTAGTAAAATCACGCTTTCTCTTTTACTTTCAAAAGACGGCGAAGCAAGATTTAGCGGTTTAAGAATTGGCTTGCAACTACGAAATAACAATTCAGATATTTCGAAACTTTGGAAAGATGTCGCAAATAGTGAAATTCCGTGGGGAAAATACAAGCGACTTGATTTCACGTTTGACATTGGCTCGGATATTGATGAAGTTGTTTTGAAACTTTACGGAGAGCAAGGAAAGACAATCAACCTTTATATCTCGGAAATCAAGATAGAAACTGGAAGTCAAGCGACATCATTCACGCTTGCGCCCGAAGATACTGAAGAAGCTATTGCAGGCACAAATTCAAAACTTGAAGCAACACGAACTCAAGTCACACAGCTTGCTGGTTCGTACGCAATCAAGAACTTGAATAGCGCAGGAGATCTAATCAACGGTATCAACTTGGGAGCTGATGGGACTACCAGATTTGTTAGTAAATTAACTCACATTTCAGGCGATACCTTAATTGACAATGCGGTTATAAAGTCAGCAATGATTGACAAGTTGAAGACAGCCAACTTTGAAGCTGGTTCGGTGACTACCAACATTTTAGGAGCTGAAGCAGTAACTGCTGAGAAGGTTAAATTTGATACTGCATTCATCCAGCGGTTGGTATCACAACAAGCATTTATCAATGAGTTGTTTGCAAAACAAGCTACCATTACCAAGATACAGTCTATTGATTTCACAGGAAATCACATAAAAGGTGGTCGAATTACCTCACTAAATGGACAAACTATATTCGACTTACAGAGTGGTTGGGTTGATATAAACCAACCTGGAGTTGGTATAAGAAATCAATTTGCTGGACGACCGCTTCAGTATCTTGTTTTCGGTGAAGGTTCGCTTTATGGCAAACCTGGTTCATATACTGCGTTAATGTCGAACTCGAGAGGTGAAGTGAAAATGAACGATGCTTCGGCCGGTATTCAGATATGGAACACGCCCGATAACACGACGGCGGTTAACGTTTACGGAGATAGAATTGACTTCATGTATAACGCAAATGACCCACTTTCAATCGGCTTTGACACAATCCACAATACTATTGAAAACGTGGAAGACATCGGACTAAAAGGAAAATCTTTGGCTACTGTATTAAATGATATTTTTTGGAATTTTCGAGTGTTGTCTGACGGCGGAGCAAATCTACCATATCATTTCTTTAAATATTGGAACGGAGATAAGTAGAAAGGAAAAACATGAACCAAGCTGACAAAGTTATCAACGACATAGCAATTCAATTCGCAAACAAGACGATTGAATGCTCAAATTACAAGGCGCTTTACGAAGATGCACAAACTAAACTTGAAGAAACACAAGAGCAACTTTTTAAAGCAAATAAAGTCTTACAATCAGATGAAAAATTAAAAGAATTGTTTGACGAAACCGCAGAAAAATTAGAAAAGGAATAATATATGGCATTTAAAATCATTAACAAATACTTACAAGAAAACAATAGAACATTCGTGGCAATTCGTCAAGAAGCGCCTTATACGGCATTTGACCGTGTTCTAATTGGTAATCACATGAATGAGTCAGATGAAGATTTGATTAAGGCAGTAATCGGTCAAGTAACGACTGAATTTAATCCAGCTGAAGGAGTTAAAAAACTTCAAGAAGATTTGCAAACTCAAGCGCAAGAATATGAAGTCAAGCTCGCTGAGAAAGATGCAAAAATCGCAGAAGTAAAAGCCGTCGCAGATTGGGCGGTGCTTGCTCGTGTAACAGATACAGACAACCCGCTAGACCCGACTGTTTTCAAGCGTGGCCTTGAATTGGTAGACCTTGGCCAAGTTGGAAAAACTTACAAACCACAAGAAATCTTCACACTTACTAATCCGAACCATGTCGAGAAGTTCCAAGAAGGACAACGTGTCATGGTTCAAGTGAACGAAGAATTCACTTATCAAGGTCAAACGCTTGAAGAACTTGCGAGCCTTGAGCAAAATGGTAAACTTGGCATCTGGAAGTGGACTGAACCAAAACCAGAGAAACCATCTAGCGAGCTAGATACTCAACCTGTTCAATAGACTACTAATTCAGAAAAGGGGTGGTTTAATTGGAATTTATAACTTTACTCGATAAACTCACGCCCGTTTTAATTGTGATTATTCCAAGCTATTTCTCGTTCAAAAGCACGCAGAATACAAAAGAAACTGAAAAGCAAATCAACGTTCTTACGGATAAAATCGGAGACCTTGAAAAATCAGTTCACGCAGTCGAGGAGATTGGGAAAGATAACAATAAAAATCTTTCGCTAATCGGAAAAGGCTTGCAACGGTTGCAACGCTTTCGATTGCAAGAAAACTTGAAAAAATCAATACGACGTGGACAGACAAGTCAGCATGAAATCGAAGAACTTTCAAGACTTTATGAAAGCTACGTTGAATTAGGCGGAAACGGTGCTATCAAAATATTGTTTGAGAAATTTCTCGAACTAGAAATCAAAGAGGAAAATGATGATGAATAAAATCAACTGGAAACTACGCTTACAGAACAAAGTAACGCTTATCGCCTTGCTCAGTGCTATCTTCTTGATGGCGCAACAATTCGGACTTGAAGTTCCACAGAATATTCAAGACGGTGTGAATACATTTGTTTATATCCTTGTCTTGCTCGGTGTGGTTAACGATCCAACGACTGCTGGATTGACTGACAGCGAGCGAGCGCTTGAATATTCCAAGCCAAATGAAGATTAATCAATTTGAGAACCCTTTTGGGTTCTCTTTCTTTTTAAATAAAGAAAGGAGGTAGCACTTGAAGAAGGTTATCGAAAAGAAATTAACCCTTTCAACCAACAATCGAGACGTGGATAGACTTTATCAAGAATTTTATAGTAAGGATAAAGGCATCGCTGAATTCAAGTTCACACTTGATGAGTTGACCGCTACTAAGGTTATCTGCTTATTCTATTTCAAAGGCACTAAGCGATACCAGGAAGTAGACGCAGCAATCGAAGATAATTTGTTTACGGTTCAATTTGATACATCTCTAATCACGACAGATGAACCTGTCATTGGCTATATCTACTTCGAGAAAGTAGAGCAGTCAGCAGATGTATATAGCTTTATGTTTAATGTTCATGTGAGTGAGATTGACAAGGCAGTTAAGACACCAATCATTGAACGTGAAGCAGGGCGAATTGTTAACGTCAATGACATTGTGACTAAGCAAGAGTTAGATGCGCTGTTTGAAAATATTAAAGCGCAAGGTGGCACTTACGATGACAGTGGCATTCGTGCTAAAATAAGCAATATTTCAGCCGATATTGAAACGTTGAAGACAAAGGCGGACAATGACACCATCTATAATGACAAGCCCCTTGTAGAGCGTGTAGTGGCTTTAGAGAACAAGCCGATTGTAGATACAAGTCAGTTTGCAACCAAGGAAGAATTAAAAACAATCTCTTTGACTCCTGGACCAAAAGGAGATAAAGGAGAACCAGGGCCGATTGGTCCACAAGGTGCAACAGGTGAAACTGGACCAAGAGGAGCAGACGGTTTACAAGGCCCTCAAGGATTGCAAGGTTTACAGGGCGAGCGTGGGCGAGATGGAGAGCCAGGACCTCGTGGAGAACGAGGGGAACAAGGCCTTGCTGGTTTACCTGGACCAGTCGGACCTCAAGGACCTATTGGTTTAACTGGTCCAAAAGGCGAAAACGGTCGTGATGGTGTGGGAATTCCTCAAAGACTGACTTTGTCAGGAAATACCTTAATTCTTTCGGACGGTGGCGGAAGTGTTAACTTACCAACGCAAACAGCTACAAATGCACCAGCTGGACCGGCAAGTGAATACGAAATTCATGGAATTGGTTCACCTGAAGGGAAGGTTAATGCTCCTGTCGGGACTACCTATGTCGACAAGGCCGTCACAAACGAGGCTCTTAAATGGATTAAGAGAAAAGATGACGGTCCTCGTGGATGGGAGGTCCTGGTCGGTGACACCGGTTGGCGTACCTTAACAATATCATCTAAATTAGGAAACTCTTATCTGAAAGTACGCCGTGTAAATAATATGGTGATGTATCAGTTTGGCGGACTGTCTTGGGGATGGTTTGGTGTAGTTCGTAGAGGAGGTCCAGGATATATCCCACAACCGTCCGACCGAGACCGAAATTGCTTTATTTTAGGTTTAGGCGGGATTCCTCCAGGCTTTCGCTCGGAATTTAGCTTGATTGGTGAAATCTATAATGATAAAGGACGAAGATATGGAACTTGGTATCTTGGTGGAGCAGGTGACGGAAATCAGCTTAGATTTCAATTTGAAGACCCCGTCCCTACTAACGCAGATATCGGCGATATTCGTGTTAGTGCAATTTGTTACCTAACTAATGAGCAATGGCCTACTAATCTTCCTCCAAAATGATGAAAGGAAAAATATAAATGGATATTGATACAAGCAGATTAAGAACAGATTTGCCACAAGTTGGTGAACAACCTTACAGACAGATTCACGCTCATTCAACGGGTAATCCAAATTCAACCGCCCAAAATGAAGCAGACTACCATATGCGTCGTCCTGTTGATTCAGGATTTTTCTCGCACGTTGTCGGCAACGGACGTGTGATGCAAACATGGTACACAGATATGGGAGCCTATGACGTAGGAGGCGGCTGGAACGTTGAAGGATACGGACAAGTTGAGCTGATTGAAAGTCATTCTACTAAAGAAGAGTTCATGCGCGACTATAAACTTTATGTTCAACTTTTACGAGATCTTGCTGATGAAGCTGGCATTCCTAAGACGCTTGATTCTGACAGTTTGGCTGGAATTAAGACGCATCAATACTGCACATATAACCAACCTAGAAACTACTCTGACCACGTTGATCCATATCCTTATCTTGCAAAATGGGGCATTAGCCGAGAGCAATTCAAGAAAGACATCGAGGGCGGTGTTGATATCGAAGCAGGTTG